GAAGAAACGCTAGGTATATTTCCTAACAATTCAGCCAGAGGAATAGTAATATACCCATAGTCAATAGCATTCTCATTAGCTGCAATCCTTCTAGACTGAATTTTGTAGAATCTCCTCATATAATCACGAACACTTTTAATAGGACGTAAATCATACAAGGTTTCCGTATCTTCCTGGTGTGAAATTAATTCTAAATGTTCTTGTGTACTAGTTGGAATAGGTACGGTGGCTGATTCGGCTTCAAAATTAATTAGGTCGACTTCCTCTTTTAGTGCTGGATTCGACAATTGAGTAGAAAATTTAAGCATTGGATTAACTGCATAACCGAAGAAATCAAAATCATCATCGGCTGCTATATAAACATTAAATTCAACAGAAGTAGAAACAGAACCATTGGTTACCAAAGGTTGGTGCAAATAAATATAATATTCACCATGTTGCATAGCATTTGCAATAAAATCTGTAGAACAGGGTAATTGATTTAAAGTTGCACAAAAAGGTAATTTTATTTCTTGAATTTGCCCACCTGCTGAAAATTCTACAGTTTCCATCATCAAATTAGAAATATCATTAAAACTTGGGATATTTCCAATCGCTTTATATGATGGCGAATAATTGCGAGCAATAGTTAATTTACAAAAATGAAAATTAGACATAACTGCTTGAAGGTATATTTTCATTCCTCCGCGCCAGTAACGACTCAACATATGAAAAGTTTGCAACAAATTTGAACTAACATTTGTATATTGAGGTAACCCACCTATATCCACATATTGCAAAGAATTTACTTCTTGCAAAGGGGTTATTGGGCGAGACCACAACAATGTACCAGAATTATCTGAAGTCGACACTACAAATTTCCCAATTATCTGGGGTTTTTGTAAAATCTCTTTAAGATGCATTTCATCAATGTCAGTATCAAAAATATAGTCGTCACAAACTGTCTCAAAAGCAGAATAAGGGTCTAATTTCTCATAAAAATTAGTTGCGTCTACGTTATTGATGTTTTGCCTGAGAACAACTGCGTATTTTCCACACAAATCATTCTTCTCAGGAGAGTGCAATCCTGTCCATTTACGGATAGATTGTCTAGATGAGTCTAACAAATCTGATGTTAGTTGCTTACCCATAGAAAATACCCCATCAATAGCTTTCGAAAAAGAATTAGAAAAAGATTCGGATTCAAAAGGAATCCAAGTGACATCTACGTGAGGAACATAAAATTCCAAGTCCGTAAACATAAAATGCGCGGTAATCGTCACTGAAGATGATGCAGTTGCTGGCATAGACAAAGCATTCAATACGTACAATCTTACTTGTGCGTAATTTGCCGTGTCCGTACTAGGCATAACTGTAAAACCGTCTAGATCGACTGGTTGCAATTTAGTATTTACATAAAAAGGAACTTCCACGTTCACAGATGTGGATTCATTTGCATACAAAAAGGCGTGTGGTGATGCCATACGCGAATTTTTGTCATTAAAACCCTTTCCATCTAAGGAAACGGCTTCATATGGATGTGACGATGCTAGAACACATCCCTGATGCATGGGAGTGCCTGCGACTTGAAGGACAACGTTCAACCGCGCTCTATACATAACAGATGCAGAAAACGGAATTTTAGCCAATGGGTTATTTAAAATATCTCCTGGGATATTAATAACAGCCAATTCGCCACTAGACACACTCGACCACGAAATATTTGATATAAAATATGGTTTATTTAAAATTCTAGAATAATCCATCTCTAATTGAGGTGGAATATTTTTCAATTTTGGAAATTTATTATATCGAACAGGGGAATCAATCAATGATCTTGTTCTAACACTTGAGTAGAAATTAGATGCTACTGGAGTGATAGACGATCTTGAGTTATTTTCGTTAGAAAACAACCCCGTGGTCGTAGACTGATTCGTTTGTGAATCAGATTGATCTGACTCAGCTTCAAAAATTAAATTATTATTGTTATAAATTAAAAAATTGTTAGTGTTTTTTACTCTCCGCCATAACACTATATGCAGTAAGAGAAACATTTTCTAGGAAAAATTATATATAAAAGTAGCCGCTGAATTAGAAAATCATTTAAAAAGATTAAGCGTTATAACTCTTAAATATTCATATATAATTATATTTAAAATTTAAAAATATGAAAATTGATAAAAAATTTTTAGAGAATCAACATGAGATGTATACAATTCTTTCAAGTAAGCCTCACTTAATTTTGGGTATAAAATTCCTTGAGCGCTTACTCTCTTCTCAAAATCCTCTAAAAGAAATTGCCAGTCACTATGCAGATATATTTCTCGTTGATAGTTATGCAATTTGTCTCTCATCACTTGGTTGATATCTTTGGAATAATCAACCCACGAGAGGCCAGATTGTAAAACATTCAAATCAAGCGGACACATTACTCTTTTCAAAGTAGGATGAAAAACAAACCTTCTCTTCAAAAAAGTAATATCTTCTATTCTATCAAAAGGTTCAGAAATAACACCTTTGTGAGAGGTTGTTAAGTCCATTCCAAGATCTTGATAGAATTCTCGCATTGTGAGGGCATTGTGTGATTGTAAAATATCTTTATTTTTGATTGCATTAACGCTATCATCACCATAAAGATAATCAACAATACTATTAGAAAAATCAAAAATAGAGGGTGGTTTCTTGAAATTAATTATCCAATTTCGATAAAACCACATTGCGGTGTAAAAACGGTGCACAAAACTATTTAAAATTGCTGTTAAAAAAGAACCGGACGCCATAGAATGTGTTGTTAAAACTAAATCATCTTGGATATTAACAATTGATCTGAAAGTCGACTCAATTAGAATATTTCCAATTAATTGAGATTTTACTGGCATAAAGGAAATGAGAAGTTCTTGCACTTCACGCTGAACTTGTGGTGACATTTTTCCATCCCACTTTTTGACGTCACCAGCAAAAACTCCATGACTCGATGTCAAAGTCTGATACATTGCATCCCAATCTTTGAAAGGGTTACAACCTATCATAATTTGATTTGATTCTCTATTTGCTACAATATGCTCAACCATCTTTCCAAAATATTTTTTGGTAAGTACTTGATTATATATTGTACCAACTCGAAAACTACGAGGTTCACCAAGTTTTTCACTGCCGCGCAGTTCATCTTTCAGGGTCTCAACCCACACCAACTTTTCCCAATCAACAATTCCTTGATTTAAATCGGACTCAAACTTATTAAGATCGTCTCTAAAAGACTCTGTAAATTTTCCATTTACGAAATCAATATAGTCTGATTTATCCTTCGTACAGCCATAGCCATTGCTAGAATCTTTGTTCAATCCTGCTAACAACTCGTTTCCTTTCACAATTGAAAATTCATCCAAAGATTCGAAAGGTTTCAAGATATTCGCACAAACTTTGCGAGCATATTCCATTTCCGACAAGGATACAGAATTACACTCTACAAAGGATTTCTTTGCAACGTCTTTGACGGTACAACGTCCTGAAAATTGTAAATTTGCGGGAGATCTAGACAGAGGATATATTCCAAAAAGAGGAGATGGACCAAAATTAGTTTTGGACGGAACATTACTGTTCAAAGGTGAATTCAATTTAACGAATGAACCTTCAACCAGTTTCTCGCTAACAGAATAGGGTAATGAATTCAAAGTCTCATCCAAATGATATTGAATGACACTTTTAATTTCACTACTCCATAATCTAGCGCATCCCGTTGAAATCTTCTCTTGCCCGGCTATATGCATTCCTTGAATAAATCCACACTCATCAACAACAGCACTTCCGCACAACCCATTCCCTCGTTCAGTATATAAAATTCTACTTTCTTCAGGAATAGTTATGGGAATTTGGGTTTTTCTGTTCAAGCCTTTTACTGTTGTATAATAAGTTATTGATCCTTTATAAGGCACGCAAATTTTTCCATAATCCAATATTTTCTCATCTCCTACCCAAAATTTCACGGCACTCTTCTCGCTCTTAAAATGACTTTTAAGAGATTTGAAGGGTGTCGGAAAAGATTCAGGCAATGATAAAATACATATATCTTCCTCGTTATTTCTGTATACTACATGTGCCTTTTCTAGATCCACCTGCACGTTCTTCTTATCACCTTTAGCATAGAGTTTAACATAAACCAATTCTGTTGATACCGCATGGCTCGGCAAAATGATCTTACGACCACTTACCATAGCCTTACAAGTAACGACTTCTTTGTCATTACAATCCAAAAATACTTCGCAGTGTTTAATGCTCTTTTGAACATACAAAACACCTGAATGTATTTCCTTATCAGCAAAACTAATAACATCTGACTCACAGTCTAGAGTTGTAGGAAAAAACAAAGAAAAAATAAAAAAATAAGCTAAAATAAGAATATAAATTGAAAGATATATAGTAATTCTGAGACCTCCTTTAGGGTCCATGAACCAGGAAAATATTTGTTGAAATCGAGACCAAAACGTATCTCTGATATACAGAGTATACTCTTTGACAAGTTCCCAAATATTTCTCAAAGACATGTCCCAAAAAGGTACGTGCAAATCAGTAAAAACATATCGAACTTGCTCATCTGCGCGTATTTGCAACAAATAAGAGTCGGTAGCTTCTTGTCTGACCGCTCGCATTTCTGTATGCTGAGTTATACCTGAGATCAAGATCGTTCTATCTCGAAGACTTTGTATAACATGCAAAGGAGGTCTATTATCAGAATCTGTTTGATTCTCGTCAAACGAAGTACCGGAACCATCGAATGAAACTAAGGCTTCAGAAAATTCTTCATCATCATTTGTTTGCATTTCTGCACACAAATCAAAATCAAGAATTTGCTCTTCCTCTGGTGACAATTCAGTATTTTGATGAAATTTCTTCTTCAAGCACAAAAAGGCTTGAACAATTTTCTTCATCCATACTAATAGGTCTACTCTTCGTGTTTGAGGTTTAATTACAAAAGTTGGAGATATTTCTATCTCTTTCTGTCTAAAAAAATTATAAACATCCACAGGAAAACTATTGTGAAACGAATTCGTTGTAATGTCAAAATATTTAAAAGCGATTACACCAGTTAAGGATCCGTCTTTGGCTTTTGCTTGTGAAAAGTCAAAAACGTTTCCTCTTCTCCATAAGGCTTTAATATCTGAAATACAGTCTGACTTCGTCAGTCCCTGTAAATTACTAAAAGAATTCGTTGTCAAAAATAATAATTCTGAGTTAAAAAATTTTGTATCCTTTAACTTGGCATCAGCACAGTCCAAAGGAAGCTTCACAGGAGAAACCATATTTATTATGGTTCTCCATTGAGAAACTCCCTGTTGGCCGACATCGTCCATGTAAAAGATAGGCTCATTGTTGTATGTATCATAGAAATCTTTTCCATCATCCACTGATTTTACAACATGAGAGTAGGCTGGCATCTTCAGGCTCTTCAATAAGGGTAACATAGTATAGGATTTCAAAGTTCCTGGCGGGCCTTCAAAAACGAAACAAGTAGGTTCTACTCTACTCATTTCCCCGTATGCTTTTACTACTTTACCCATACGCAGAACAGCCTCAAAAATATGTCCTACTCCAGCATGTCGTCTTGCCCAAGAAAAGAAATCAGGATCACTCTCAGCAGTATTCAAAAAGTCAGTCACAGCGTGTCTAAACAACACGTCGCTCATAATTTTAGGATTCTGCCGATACTGATCAACTAACTTCTTCCCCTTGTCCAAAACTAAATGATGTTTGGTCACGTTGATTTTGTTAGTAAAAGAATCAAAGATTTCCACAATTTGAGTAGGTAGTTTATCTTTTATAAAATCATAAACACAGCTAAATAAATCGGATAGCCAAATAACCAATGAATGATAAACGCCAATATCATCTAAGAACTTTACGTTCGTGAAAGTAGAGGCTCTTTTAATCAATTCATTTATCTTGTTCGGTAAAAACATGCTCAAACCAGCCATCAACAATCCGTCAATAGACTCTTTCTCAAAAGTCAATTCACGTAAAGTAAACAACTCAATAACTATTTTGATAAAACTAGTTAATGAGGGGTGATCGGATAACGTCTTTATACTCAACAAGACATTAGCTAATGTCAGCAGCGTTGGTTTAGTTAGGTATTTATCACTAGAATGTTTAAGCTCCGAAAGTTTATTTAATGCATTCAACAAAATTTTCAAGCCATCAGCAGCACCAAAAAGAGTATCGAAAACCGACTCCGCTTTAAACCGGCGCACAGCTTTTGCCACACTCTTAGTGCAACCACCAATGACTTTATATTTCACGGTATCAAAAGAAATAATTTTCCCTTGAACTTGTATGAACACACTTCGAGAAACTTCTTTACGAACCATACTAGAAGAATATAAAAAATAGTACTGAGTTTTGGATGACTTTCCTTGATTAATTTCATTATTAAGACTTTTCATTTTTGTTTTTTT